CCCATTCTGCTGGACAGGTTTCTTTCAAGTAAGTATTAAGCGAACGCTTAAAACTGTCAACCGATTCTTGTACCGTTGACCCGGTACATTTAATTTCAACAGGAATTCTAAAATCTCTGTCATTGTATAAAATATTTTTTGTTGGGGTAGCTATAAAGTGATATTTGCTACCAGTTTGGTCAACATTAATTTCAATACTGTTTACTGCAATAATCCATCCATACGGCCCGTCAACCAGTACTGGTGCGCCGCCTTTGTCTTCATCATCAGGATCAGCACTTCGTCCCATAAACGAAACCTCTAGGGACATCAAAAATTGAGGACTGGTACTCTCAACTTTTAACCATTTTCTAGCTATTTGCATTTGGTCAATTAAATTTGCAGCTCCGGGCTGGATCAAATCAAATTCAATTTTCATAGGCCAATAATTCAATGCATCGTCAACATTAGATACAATTGTTAAGTTGTCTATCACGATGCCAGTAACACCGGTTTGTGCAATAATAATTTGATCGCCAGGCTTTACAGGCTGAGTTCTACCCAATGCGGCGGGCGCCGGTGAGGCACTAGTAGTACCGCCGGAAGTGCTTGAGTTTCCAGTTGGCGTATCTGCTCTAGGGTTGGCCGTTGTTGTTGTGCCGCCGCTGGCAGATGCGTTACCTTGTGCGGTATTAACTACACTAAGATCTCGAATTACTGCTAATTTTATGTTGTATGTAGCGTTGTCGTATAAATCTAATACGTTACCGTATGCTCGTCCTAGATAAGGATCAAATATTTCTGGTACTGGTTTATCAACAGCGCCGCCTGTGGTAGCAGTGGTAGATGATGCTGGATCAGCCACGATTAAGCACCTCTATACTTTAAAATATTGTCAATTGAAACAGAATTAGGAAGATATATCTGTGTACCTGCCTTAAAATCTCTAATTGGATCTATCAATACATCAGGATTTCGTAAAGCAAATACCCACCAAAGCCTAGAGTTTTCATAAAGTGCATGTGCTAAAAGATCCGGGCGTTCTTCGTAGCCGTATCCAATAACATAAGGCTCATCGTCATCAAGAATAGGTATTCTAGGTAATTCGTTTAGATCTAAAAATCTATCACCTAGTTGAACGCTGCCTTTTAAAAAACTATCATTTCTAAAAAAAGTTGCCATTAGATAAACCCGTTCTTATATGCTTTACCGTTAGTAACATCACTGAGGCTAAATCTAGATCTCACCTTATGCGGTGTGTAAGACGGTGTTAGTGTTACTGATAAATTTAATTTTGTAGGCAGATAAGTTACTGTGCTCATTGTGCCCGGGCCGCAAACAACTGGAACGTAATCAATATCATCCGGTAGTGTTGTGCCGTAGCTAGTAATAACTACAGGAACTTTATTAAATCCGTGTTCGCCTAAATATTCAAACAACAAAACAGGCGGCGGTGTACCAAATGTACCTTCAGCAACTGAAGAATCACCAAAGTATGCTTTTGTTGCAATTCTCATAAAGATAAGCATTGCTAGCATATATCTTGCTTCATAGATGTCGTTAGCTGTAAAATCACCTGTAATGGTAATTTCATTAGGTCGACTATTAATGAAAGTTGTAATTGGGTAATTCATTCCGTGTAGCAATGTTTGATTGTATTCAACGCTGGCGCCCATGGTAACTGATGGGGTGTATTGCCAAACTAATCCGTTACTTTCTCGGATTGGTCTCATTAGAAAATCAGTGTCGGTACCGGCGGCGTAGAATCGTTCTTTACCGCCGGATTTAGGACGTAAGCGAGCCCGCCAGTCATAAGTAGTTTGTAATGCACCGGCTGCTTCGCTGTCCTTATAAACGGAGATTACAGTTTGAAGTTGATTATTAACAGCATTCAGTCTTTTATCAACTAAAGTTGAATAAGCCGATTCTCTAAAATCAGGAATGCCGCCGCCAAAGCCCGGAATGAACGAATTGAGCAACCCACCTGCAATATCTTTTACAAATGGATTTTTAATACCGCCAAGCGCCTTAGCAGCTTTTTGGTTCAAAAAACTGTCAATTGAGCGTTGTGTTGAATTCCATAATTGTGCAGACATTAGTAAGGTCCTCCAACAATATTTATCAACTTAATTAAAATATCTGTTTATAAAAAAGTATTTCTGGACTAGAAAAGCATTGACTGTTTTACAAAAGAATGTATAATAGTTTTAAAATGTAGGAGATTACATGACAACTGTAAAGAAGCAAAATTATCTAAACAACAAAGACATCTTAAAAGAAATTCACAAAAGTAAGATGACCTATTGTTATGTTGAGGATGACAAGTACAACATGTACGATATCATTCTTGATAATGTTAAAGATATCAACAAAAAGAACATTAAGAAAGCTAAAGAAAATAAGGCTGCAAGATTGCAGGCCGATCAATATGCTGAAGCAATGGCTACGTTTGACAGCAAGGATTATCGCAACAAGCCAAAGCAAAAAGAGTTTGCTATTGACATAAACGATATAGCCGATGAAGATGTTGTGTTTCGTGTTATGACCTACGAGCATATTCCCGAAGAGGAAGGCCGTAAGAAGAATCCAAAGAACGAAGCAGAAGAAAAGAGTCGTGTAAATTTCCCCCCATTTAAGCATTATGCTTATCAAAACGGTGAGCTTAAAGAAGTTGTTCGCAGTCACTGGCAGGGCAGTATTAGTAACGGACATTTTTCAGCCGAACATGGTCGCATTACAAACAAGTTAGGCACAATGTTCCTCAAGCTGGTTGAGCGTTACAGTCATCGTGCTAACTGGCGTGGTTATACCTACGTTGATGAAATGCGCGGGCAAGCACTAGTACAGCTAAGTCAAGTTGGGTTACAGTTTAATGAAGCAAAATCAGATAATCCTTTTGCTTATTATACTGCCGCTGTAAACAACAGCTTTACTCGAGTATTAAACTTAGAAAAGCGTAATCAAACTATTCGCGACGATATTCTTATTGAGCAAGGACACTTGCCCAGTTTCAGTCGCCAGCTAGCGCACGAGCAAGAACTACGAGCTCTTAGAGAAAACGTAGAAAGTGAACGTCCTGCACATGAGGAATATGACGACGTATGAGTCAGCTGTTTAAGACAGCGGCTTGCTTTACAGATATCCACTACGGTTTAAAGCAGAACAGCCGCATTCACTTAGACGATTGTCATCGCTTTGTTGATTGGTTTATTGCAGAAGCAAAAGCTCGAGGTGCAGAGACCTGTATCTTCTTAGGCGACTGGAGTCACCATCGTGCCAGCGTTAACGTTGCTACAATGAACGCTAGCATTAAAGATCTAAAAAAGCTCAATGACAATTTTGAAAAAGTTTACTTTATCACTGGTAATCACGACTTGTACTACAAGGACAAGCGTGAACTTAACAGCGTAGAGTATGCTCGTGATCTACCCAATTTTGTAATGGTAGATGAAAAGTTTGTGCAAGATGACGTTGCTATTTTGCCGTGGCTAGTAGCAGACGAGTGGAAGCAAGTACAGAAGATGAAAGTTAAGTACTTGTTTGGTCACCTAGAGCTGCCCTACTTCAAAATGAACGCAATGGTGGAAATGCCTGATCACGGTGGTCTCAAAGCAGAGCATTTGAGTGGGCCAGAATATGTGTTCAGCGGACACTTCCACAAGCGTCAATACAAGAACAACATTCACTATATTGGTAATGCTTTCCCGCACAACTATGCAGACGTTGATGACAATGAACGTGGTGCTATGTTCCTAACATGGGGCGAAGAACCAGTATATGTGAATTGGCCAGACTGTCCAAAGTTTAAGGTAATTTCTCTTTCAGATTTATTAGACAACCATGAAAAATTACTTGACAGTTATACCTATGCTCGTGTAAAGTTAAACATTAGCATCAGTTACGAAGAAGCTAATTTTATCAGAGAGAAGTTTGCTGAACAGTATAATGTTAGAGAACTTCAGCTAATTCCCGTTAAAGAAGAAGAACAGGAATTTGTTGGGGGCGAAATTAAATTTGAAAGTGTAGACCAGATTGTTATTAGCCAGTTGGATACTATCGAATCTAACACGGTTGAAAAAGAATTACTAATTAAGATTTACAACGGATTAGAAACTTAATGTTAAAAATCAGAAACGTCAGCGCACGAAACTTTATGAGTATCGGCGCACAGACACAGGCTGTTAATTTTGATAACTGTAACCTAACACTAGTACTGGGTCATAATCTAGACCTAGGAGGTGATGGTAGCCGCAATGGTACTGGTAAGACCACTATTATTAATGCATTAAGCTATGCACTTTACGGTGAAGCACTAACAAACATTAAGAAAGATAACCTTATTAACAAAACCAACGGTAAGGGAATGATTGTTACTGTTGATTTTGAAATTAACAATAAAAACTATCGCATTGAGCGCGGCCGTAAACCTAATATTCTACGACTTATTGTTGATGGTAACGACACAGGCGATGCATCAAACGAAGATGATGATGCACAGGGCGATAGCAGAGAAACACAAAAAGAAATAGAAAAAATTATCGGGTTTCCGCATGAAATGTTTAAACACATTATTGCGCTTAACACTTACACAGAGCCGTTTTTGGCTATGAAAAGTAATGACCAGCGAGCAATGATTGAATTGCTGCTAGGTATTACTGATCTAAGTAAAAAGGCTGATGTCCTTAAGGAATTACTAAAACAAACTAAAGATTCAATCAAAGAAGAAGAGATACGCATTAGTACTGTTAAGCTCAGTAATGAACGTATTGAAAAAAATATCACAGAGATTGAGAGCCGTAGTAGAGCATGGGATAAAACTAAATCTGACAAACTAGCAGATATGCTTACTACTATTGAGACTCTTAACGAAATTGACATTTCTATTGAGATTGAAAATCACAAGTTAAATCAGGAAAATAAAGAAAAGTCTGATTCTAAGACTGTTCTAGAAAACGAACGCGATCGTACTGAAACATCGCTTAATCGCAGTAATAAAAAACTATTCGAGCTTGAAAACAATATTAAAAACGCACTCGAAGGTGTATGTCCTGCATGTAAACAGAGTACTGCACATTTAGATACACACGAAGAATATACTAAAGATCTTTATATTAAACTTAATGAGGAAAAGAAGTATAACAGTGAAGTATCAGCAAGACTAGCTGAAATAACTGAAGCCATAGATGCCTTTGGCGTTATTGATGATACTAAAGACACATTCTATGACACCCTTGAAGCAGCACTTGAGCACAAGCATAATTTAGAAACACTAGCTACTCAGTATGCTGAAAAATTAGATGAGGCTAATCCTTACATTGAGCAAATTAATAGTCTCAGGGAATCAGGCTTGCAGGATATTAGTTTTGATTTGATCAACGAACTAACTTATCTTAAGGACCATCAGGAATTCCTACACAAGTTGTTAACCAGCAAGGATAGTTTTATTCGTAAGAAAATTATTGATCAAAATATTAGCTATCTAAATCATCGACTTGCATATTATATTGAAAAAATTGGTTTGCCACACGATGTTAAGTTTAACAGTGATCTTTCTGTAGAAATCACAGAATATGGGCGCGATTTAGATTTTGATAATCTAAGTCGCGGCGAACGTAATAGATTGATTTTAAGTCTAAGTTGGGCGTTTAGAGACGTATACGAAAGCCTCAATCATCCAATGAACCTAATGTGCATCGACGAGCTCATTGATTCAGGGATGGACACTATCGGTGTTGAGAATTCACTCGCTATTCTTAAGAAAATGAATCGTGAGCAGCATAAGAATATTTTCCTCATTAGTCATAAAGAGGAATTAGTTGGGCGAGTTAATAACGTATTAACCGTTATTAAAGAAGGTGGCTTTACCAGCTACAACACTGATACTGAATATGTAGAATAACCAAGATCAATTATTAATGTTCATTTTCATATTTAAATATGAATATGGAATGGACATATAAAGGTCAAACAGTATCAGACTTGCCAGAGGGTACAGAGGCGTTTGTATATCTAATTACTAACCTTACTAACAACAGAAAATATGTTGGTAAAAAGTTAGCAAAATTTAGAAAAACAAAGCCGCCTCTTAAGGGTAGAAAAAACAAGCGTAGAAGTACGATTGAAAGTGATTGGCGAGAGTATTGGGGTAGTAACGATCATCTTAAAGAAGATGTAGTACAACTAGGACCCGATAACTTTACTAGAGAAATACTTTATTTTTGTCCTAGCAGAGGTGTAGCTAGTTACTTAGAAGCTCGTGAACAATTTGAGAGAAGAGTACTCGAAACTGATGATTATTATAACGGTATTATCAATGTTCGAGTAGGTAGCTCACAAATTTTAAGAGAATCGCTCAAGGCATTATAACTACAAATACACGGCACACATGGCATTTTTAAATTCCTTTCCGGCACATTAATTAAACTATTTTAGGCACATTATAGGAACTGTACGGCACCCACGATGGTAGTGGGCTCCTTGAGGCTCCGTAGTTTTGGCTACGGCGTCAGATCTGGAGATACAGTCGCAAAGATGCAATCTGCGTTATGGCATTGAAAGTATGTGGGCTCTGAGAAAAAGCAACCCACAAGTTGGTATAACTGAACTCTACCAGGTTATATCAATTTCCGCGGGATATCAGTGACGGAAGTGTATGGGGGGAAAAGGCTCGCTGCCTCCTAGTAGCACCCGGGTTAGAGATGGTGAAGCTCATCGTGATGACGCTTTTCTTTTTGTTCACTCCGTAAGGGGTGAACTATGGCTCCACTTTCGTGATAACTTCTTAATAATTAAATCAACTAAAAAAATATCTTACAAGTGAATGAGTGTAGTGAAACGAAACGAAAGAACGCAGTAAGATAAGACCTTTAGGTCTTAACAGTATAGATGATGCTATAGGAATTCGTTCTTGGGTTTGCCTGCCTTAATGCGATTGAAGTCATTTATAACTTTAATGGCAGTTTCGCGATCATAATTGCTAAGGAACCACACTTCACTCCAGCTGAATGCACCTTCACTGTAAACGACTAGTTCAGTGAGCTGTAGATGAATTGCGGTTGCTTCGCTTCTTAGCCTGCCTAGATATGAAACTATCTCTTCAGGCGTGGCTCGTGCTAAGAAGCCGTGAAAAAATTTACAGGATCAAATCCAATGTCTTGTTCAAATGGACCGTGCTTGTCGCATTCCAATTGGATTTTCTTATTAACACCAATTTTGTTAATACTTTCAATTTGTTCTTCAATCTTACGGCCAATTGCAGTTTCACAGTTCTCTAAGAACTCTTTAATTTGTGCGCGGTCATAAACAGTGAACTCTTCTCCATTAGCTACACCGCTAACGCTGGCTACGCTGTCAACAACTAGATCAAAGTTCATTTGTGCAATACGCACAAAACTTTCGTTAAATGCTTTTAGCTGTTCCATTTCATCTGTAATTGAAGAAATACTTTGTAGGCTGCGAGTGCTTTGGAAATTTGCAATACCTGCCTTAACAGTACTTTCATATGTAAACGGTCTTAGTGTAATTTCTAAGCCGCTGTCAGTTTTAAAACTATAAGTTTCTTCTAGAATACTCATAGTTTCTAGTGCAGATTCAACACTAGCAGACGCTGAACACACTTCCCCACATTCTGGACATTTACCCGAAACGTCTACACTATCACCGCGACTAGCACCTTGAATAGCAACTAATAATGCTTCAATATCGTTGGAAATCATTTTGCGTGGATTTTTTACTGCGGGTACACAGCTCATGATAACCTGTGCAACAGCTTCACCGTTAAGCAGCGCATCAGGATTTTTCAAAAGTACTTCGTCCTTAGCAGTCATTGGAAAAATTGGTAGTTCGCCTGTTTCAGGCATGTCAACTACGTCTTCTGTATAAAATCTTCCAAGACTTGGAAGTTTAGTATACATCTTTGGTGTTCTAAAAAATCCTGCTAATGGATTGTGTGTCTTTGCCATATAAAACTCCTGTTTATAAAACAGATAAATATAATTTGATGGTGTTATCTAATCTGCTAGATATATTTATCACCATAAAAACTGTGTTTAATGGGTTTTTGAATGGAAATAGGTTTACCTGACGGCAGTACCGCTAAAATCTCAAGTCTACCTGATTTTGCGACCGAAGCCACGCAGAAGCGTATGCTGGCGCAAATTAGGGCGATGGCTAAGAATAATGACAAACATAAAGACGCATTAGATTCTTTAGTTACTCATGCCGCTGGCGCTGCTAAGGCCGATGCAAAAGCAGCCGAAGAGCAGAAGAAAGCCACAAAAGAAATAGCCAAAGAAATTGGTACCGGCCTTAAAGGACTCCGCACACGATTTGCTGATCGCATTGAAGCAGATACTCAACAGGTATTTGGCTTTGCTACAATGGCATTGGGTAAACTAGCTACCGCTGCCGTAGCTGCTACTGGATTTATGGTTGGCCTTGCAAAGGCCACAGCGGCATATGCTGAAGATACTGGCCGTCAGCTAGATGCTGTAACCGCTGCCGGCGCCGGATTTGGTGATAGCTTTGGCGGTAGCATGAGTGGCGTTATTAACGGCATGCGAGGCTATGGTTTAACACTTGAACAATCTGCAGGATTAATGTCAGAATTTAGTCGTGCAACCCAAACAGTTGGCAAGTATCGTATACCAGCACTATCTGGACAGTTTTTAGCACTTACTAGAAATGGTAAAGAGTTAGGCTTAACAATTTACGAAGCATCTCGTGCAATGATGGACGAATTGCAGCAAAGATCAGAGTTGTACGATGTGTCTCAAATGGATTCTCGTACACTATCAATGAGTGTTGCTAGATCTATTAAATTACAGAACCAATATGCTGGCGCATTAGGCATGAGTGTTGACCAACTTAGAAAATCAGTAGCAGCACAAGTTAAGGGTAATGATTATATTCTAGCTTCATCGCTAAAGTTTGGTCCTCAGTTTACACAAAACATGGCTGATTTTGCTACAGTTCTTAAAGGTTCTGCAGGCGACAGCATCGCGCCAGTCAGCGATGCAATTATGAGTTTGATTGCAGCACCAGAATCTCAAATAACTGAGCAAGGTCAAGCAATCAGAATGTTTGGTTCGCAACTAGCAGGTGTAGGTGTTGATCTAAACGGATTCATTAACAAGTATCAACAGCAGGTATTAGCTACAGGTCAGTTTGATGGCCAAGCCGTAGGCGAAGAATTATTAGGTATCTTTAGAGCTGCAATTGGTAAAGGTGCTGATCTTTCAACAATTCTAAGTCAAGCTAAAGCAGCCGGTTTGAATCCAGAAATGATTCAATCTTTGACACAATCATTGGTTAATCTGCAGACTAGTGCAAATACAACAGCAAAAGATTTAAAACCAGATCCTTTCCAAGAGCAGGTAAATTCAATGCGTAATACAATGAATGCATTGAACGCTGTATTAGACGGCGCCAAACAAAACTTGTTTGGTGCAGCATACAAAGACATGCAGGCTATTATTGAAGGAATAACATTACTAATAGAGCCATTAAGTCAGGCATTTGTTGAAATAGTTCGTGCATTAACCGGCACAGGTGCAGGCGAGAGTCTCAAAGATTCGATTAAATCTTTTGGCCCTACAATTAGAGAAGCTGGTACAACTATAGCTAATTTTATCAGAGGCATACGAGAGACCTTTGACAAATTTAAAGGTGAAGATGGAAAAATAAACTGGGCAGGATTTATTGGCCAAATGGTAACTGATGCAATATGGGGAGCATTTAGTTTAGCAGGCGATATTATTGCTGCCGCAGCAGGAGCAATTTGGGAAAATCCAAAAATTCTTGGAGCCATACTTGCAGGCCTCGGTACACTATTTGCTATAGCCGCTGCTAAAGCAGCCGCTGGTGCAGTGGTTGGTGGGTTAACAGATAAAATTAGAGATCGAGTTTCAGGTCGAGCAGCCGCCGCTGCAACACAGGCTGCACCTGCTGGCCGTGCAGGCCGAGGTGCAACAGCTACCATGGGAGAATCGTTTGGCAAATCTCTAAGTGGTATTGGTAAAGGAATTGGAGACTTTGCTAAAAATGTAGGTAAAGGCGCCGGCGCATTATTAACTTCTGTAGGTACAGGTATAGGTAATTTAGGCACAGGATTAGCTAAATTTGGCGCCGCGGCAGGACGAGGAATAGGTCAAGCTATTGCTGGTATAATGACAGGATTAGCAACCGGTGCAACAGCATTAGGTACGGCAGTTGCTACAGGTGTTGGTGCATTAGGTCTAGCTGCATTTGCAGGTATTATTCTTGCTATTGGCGGCGCATTAAGATTAGCAGCACCGTTTATGAAAGAAGCTGCACCTGTGTTAATGAAGCTAATTGAAGTAGTTGGCCAAGTGGCACTAGGCGGCCTAAAAGAAATCGGTGAAACAATTCGAGCAATTGCTGATGTAATTGGAAACGTATTAATTTCTGCAATACGTGAAGTTCCAAATATTATTAGAGCTGTAGGAGATGGTATTAAATCTGTATTTGATGGTGTTAGTGGTTTAGTTACATCCATGGGTACACAGATTCAAGGTATTATTAATAGTGTTGCTGGCGGTATTTCACAAGTAATCAGTACTATGCGCGGCGCCCAAGATGAGGCAATGCTAATAAAAGCACAAACTGATTCTGTTAAAGAATTATCCAATATTCAACCAGGTAATATATCAGCAGTAGCAGGTGCAATTAAACAGTTAGCCGCTGCATTATCAGCCTTTGGTGATGCATCAGGGGGCACCTGGAACGAAATGATCAAGGGTGCAATGGGCGGCGGCAGAACCAATGCTATTGCAGCACAAATTGAATTGTTTAATCAGTTTGGTACACTTAATACTCAAGCATTACTTGCTGGTGCATCTGCAATTACAAAGTTGACTGAGTCTCTAAACAAATTTACTGAAATTGATGTAAAGAAAATGACATCAGTGAACGAATCTATTCATGCAATGACTCGAGCTAATGATGCTACTATTAAAACAATGGAGCGAGTAGCAAAACTTGATGGTAAAGTTATTGCTGAAAATGCTCGTGCTATTATGATTTATAATGGCGCAGCACAAGGTGAAATTATTGTCCCACCAACACCGGCAGCCGGCGCTGATTTATCTAGTTTCTATCAAGCTATTGTTAGAGCATTAAATGGCGGCACGCCAGTAAGTCAAGCAAACCTAAATCCAAATAGAGATAGCGGAAGCCAGCCTGAAACACTACAACAGCAAATGGTAAGACTACTTTCTACCATTGAATCTAATACTGCAACAGCAAATAGAAAATTAGATGAAGTAACCAAGGCTGTTCGATAACTGTTAGTGTTCTATATATTTGATAAAAAGTTTCTTTCAACGATAAATAGTGCTATAATTCAAAAGAAAGAGGCTAATTAATGAGTTGGCGCAAACATTTTACACCAGTTAACAACAGCGGCTTACCGCTGAATATTCAGCGAGCTGATTTTTCAACTGGCGGCGGCGCCGCAGTAGCTAGTAGATATGCAAGTTGGCTACCAGAAGTTTATGCCGGTTCTCCAAATCGCTTAATGCGTTATATCCAATATGATCAGATGGATCAGGATTTGGAAATTAATGCTGCCTTAGATACCATTGCTGAATTTGGCACACAGGAAGATGAATATAGTGGTTTGCCATTTACTATTGAATATGACGGCGAACCAACTGACACTGAAAATAAAATTCTAGTTAAAACACTACAACAGTGGTGTAATCTTAACCAATTAAAGAAGCGTGCTTTCCGTATTTTCCGCAGTACTATTAAGTATGGCGACCAGTTTTTTATTCGTGATCCTGAAACCTATGAATTATATTGGGTTGATCCTGCTAACATTGAAAAAGTAATTGTCAATGAAAGCGAAGGTAAAAAGATTGAAGCATACTACATTAAAAACCTAGATCCTAACTTTGCTGAAATGTCAGCTACCACAACCGCTGCACTACATGCTCGTCCTTATGGCAGTGGACAAGGTTTAACAGGCGTAATGAGCAGCGTTGCTACTAGCACCAGTAATTATCTAACAGGTGCAATGAATGGCGTTGACCAAGGTATGCCTATTGATGCAAAGCATGTGGTTCATATCAGCTTAACAGAAGGCATGGATAATGCTTGGCCGTTTGGTGTTAGCATCCTAGAACCAATCTTTAAAGTATTCAAGCAAAAAGAACTGTTAGAAGATAGTATCATTATCTATCGTGTACACCGTGCGCCAGAACGCCGTGTGTTCTTTATTGATGTAGGTAACATGCCTCCACACAAGGCACGCCAGTATCTAGAACAAGTTAAGTATGAAGTACAGCAAAAGCGTGTACCTAATAAAAATAAGAATGGTGAAAGTGTAGTAGACGCTGCATATAATCCTATGAGCATGTTGGAAGATTACTTCTTTGCCCAAACAGCAGACGGCCGCGGCAGTAAAGTTGACACACTACCAGGCGGCGAAAACCTAGGTCAGATTGACGATTTACGCTACTTTAATAACAAACTGCTACGCGGTTTGCGTATTCCATCTAGCTATTTGCCCACAGGCCCAGAAGACGGTTCTGCACAATACAACGATGGTAAAGTGGGTGTTGCATACATTCAAGAATTCCGCTTTGCCAAATATGTAGAACGCCTACAAAAGCAAATTGAAGAAGATCTAGACAACGAATTTAAAATGTTTTTAAAGAAGCGCGGTATTGAGATTGATAACAGCGATTTTAAAATTGCATTCAATAAGCCAATGAACTTTAGCAGCTATCGAGAACTACAATTAGATTCGGAAAGAGCAACATTGTATACTACATTGCAGAATACACCTCATCTAGCTAATCAGTTTAAACTAAAGAAATATCTTGGCTTAACTGATGTTGAAATTAAAGAAAATGAAATGCTATGGCGTCAAGAAAATGGTGCTGAAAAATTCAACGATGACGATCGTCAAACAACACTTAAAAATATTGGTATAAGACCTGCACCTGAACTTGAGGTAAATACAGATATAGGTACAGAAGATTTGGAAAATATTGAACCTACACCAGATCAGCAGGGTATCGAAGCTTCACCAGCTGGCGGCGCAGAAGCACCAGCAGTGGGAGCAACAACACCGGGGGCAGGGCTATAACATGAGATTAAACGAGTTTTATAATCCAGAAAACGATGCATGGCAGCGTAAAGAAATAGGTGACACTCGTAAGCCTAAGCTAACTTTAGAACAGTTAAACAAGCTACGCAAGGTGAGAGAAATCAAGAAAGCAGAACAAATTGAGCATGATAAATTTGTTCGTATGATGTATGCTCAGCCCGCACAAAGCCAGGTCTAAACTACATAGTTTATATTTGAAAATCAGCTACTAAATAAATTTAATAAGCTAAATTCTTCAAAATTCTTCAAAAACACACCATTATAGTGGTAAAAACTCCATAAATCTATAAGTAATATTGTAGAAGGGTGCCTGTAGTGTACCCTATCTTGTATTTTCTAATTTTAGGAGGCCACAATGTCAGAATCAAGAGCTAAATTAGAGCAGATTCTCGAACTCCTTCTTGCTGAGGATAACGAAAAAGCCGAAGAAATGCTACATGAATATGTAGTAGCTAAGGCTCGTTCAGAATATGAGCGTGTTCTCGAAGCAGAAGATGAAGTTGAAGAATCAGCTGAAGAATCAGAAGAATCAGTAGAAGAAACAATCGATCAAAGCAATGACTTTGAAGATGATATTCTAGCTGACCAAGAAGAAATCGATGCCGACGAAACAGGTCTTTCAGAAGAAGGCGATGAAGAAGAAGGCGAAGAAGGCGAAGAAGAAGGCGAAGGCGACCTAGAAGATAAGGTCGACGAGCTAGAATCAGAATTAGCCGATCTTAAAGCAGACTTTGAAAAGCTAATGGCTGGTGACGAAGGCGAAGAAGGCGACGACATGGGCATGGATATGGGCATGGACGACGCTGAAGATGCAGAAGATGCTGAAGACAAAATGATGGATTCAGTTGAATATGATCTAGACGAAGAAGTTGAAGAAGACAGCGAAGTTGTTGAAGAAGCTACAAAGCTTCAGGACAAAGTTGCTGCTCCTAAGGCTCCAGCTGACGAAGGCGCAAAGTCTTTTGCAGCACCAAAGAAGCACTTCAATCTAAGCGGTCAATCAGTTCCAAAGATCAAAGATGGCAGCGAAGGCGACAAGGGCGCTAACAAGCCAAAGGATCACACACCTACAAACAACATGGGCATCAAGCCAGCCAAGGTCAGCGTACCTAAGGCTTAATTGTAGGCGAGGAAATTATAATGGCACGCAAACTTTATGAATTTATGAACCCAGAAATGGGTAAATTCAAGCTCATGGAAAGTGAAGACGGCAAGGAATTATTCATGCAAGGTCTTTTCATTCAGGGCGACATAAAGAATCAAAACGGTCGCGTTTACCCTGGTAGCGAGATCGAGCGTGCCTGTAATGCAATCAGAGAACGATTGAAGAAGGGCGAAACAGTTTTAGGTGAACTAGATCATCCTGAAGAACTTCAAATCAATCTTGATCGTGTGAGCCACATAATTACAGACATGTATTGTGATGGCTCAGACGGTATTGGTAAACTTAAGATCATAGATACACCTATGGGTAATATTGCTCGCAGTTTGTTAAAAGCTGGAGCAAAACTGGGCGTTAGTAGTCGTGGTAGCGGAAATGTTACAGATTCAGGTCGCGTATCTGACTTTGACATTGTTACTGTAGACATTGTGGCCCAGCCCAGTGCACCAGATGCATATCCAAAAACAATCTATGAGAGTTTGTTTAATATGCGCGGCGGTGCCGCTGTTCATAGAATAGCAGCCGCTGCAAGTTACGATAAAAGTGCAGAAAAACATCTAACGAGTGAAATCACTAAACTCATTAGAGAACTTAAACTATAAAAGTAGGAGACTACTATGGCAGTGACATTTAACGATCTACTTGAAGGCGCCGGACTCAGCAATGAAGCCCGTGTGGCTGTTCAAGAAGCCTGGGAGTCACGCCTTGCCGAAGCTAGAGAAGAAGTAACAGCAGAGCTTCGTGAAGAGTTCGCACAGCGTTACGAGCATGACAAAGGTCTAATCGTAGAAGCTGTAGAAAACTTCATTAATAAGAAGGTAGAAGCTGAAGTAGCTGAGCTAGCTGAGGATAAGAAGGCCCTCGCAGAAGAAAGAGTTAAGTATCGCAAAGCCGTAAGTGAACATGCAAAACTACTTGACAAGTTTGTAACTGAAATGGTTGCAAAGGAAGTTAAGGAATTGCGTGCTGATCGTGCTCGTGTAGCTGAACATGTAACAAAGTTAGATGACTTTGTTGCAGAGCAGCTAGCAGAAGAATTAAAAGAATTCCACGAGGATAAGAAGGCACTAGTAGAGCAAAAGGTCAAAATGGTACGTGAAGGCAAGCGTCAGCTTGCTGAAGCAAAGAAAGACTTTATCAGCAAAGCTGCTGGCAAGATTGAATCAACAATCAATCGTGTTATCAGCGAAGAAGTTAAGTCATTCCGTGATGACATCACAGCGGCTCGTGAGAACGACTTCGGACGTAGAATTTTTGAAGCATTTGCAAGTGAATTTGGTGCAAGCCACTTAAACGAAGCAAAAGAAATCAAGAAAGTACAGAAGACAATCGCCGAATTAGAAAAGAAACTTGCAGAAAGTCAAGCAATTATTGCAGCTAAAGAAGATGCAGTAAAGCTAACAGAAAGCAAGCTTCGTATCTCAGAAGATCGTATGGCTCGTAAGCAAAAGCTCGACGAACTATTACGTCCTTTAGGCAAAGAGAAGAAAGAAATCATGTCTGATTTACTTGAGTCAGTCAAAACAGAAAAGCTAGAAGAATCTTTTAACAAGTATCTTCCAAGCGTTCTTGATGGCGAAACAACAAGAGTGAAAAAGACTTTGTCAGAATCAGTTGTGCGTGAGCACACTGGTAATAAGCAGGCAACTGTTACCGCAGAAGCCGATGACAGCGCGGACGTAGTTGAATTAGACCAAATCCGCAAATTAGCCGGACTTTCAAAATAATAGGAGTTAAGAGATGGCAAATTTATTTGAAAGCAACTGGTCTGCAACCAAGGAAGCCCTACTAGAAGGTCTATCTGGCAACAGAAAGAACTCATTGGATGTAGTCCTCGAAAATACAAAGCGTTATTTGTCAGAGGCCGCTACAGCAGGTGCAACAGGTGCAGGTTCAGTCGCAACACTAAACAAGGTAATGTTACCACTAATTCGTCGCGTAATGCCAAGCGTTATTGCTAACGAACTAGTTGGCGTTCAGCCAATGACTGGCCCAGTAGGCCAGATCCACACTCTCCGCGTTCGTTACGCTGAGACAGGTGGCGGCGCAACAGCAGGTGATGAAGCTCTAAGCCCATTCCTACTTGCTTCAACTTATGCAGGTAGCCCAAATGCTACAGCAGCAGCTGAAGGTACAGCAGGTCGCAAGATGAGCATTCAGATCCTAAAGGAAACAGTTGAAGCTAAGACAAGACGTCTAAGCGCACGCTGGACATTTGAAGCTGCTCAAGACGCAGAAGCAATGCACGGTGTTGACGTAGAAGCTGAAATCATGCAAGCACTAGCTCAGGAAATCGTTGTTGAAATCGACCAAGAAATTATCGGTTCACTACGTTCACTAGCTGGCGCAGGTACAACACTAGACTTTGGTGGTTCCCTAACAGGTACACCAACTTATATTGGTGACCGTCATGCTGTTCTAGCTATTGAAATCAACCGCGCTGCAAACAGAATTGCTGCTCGCACACGTCGTGGTGCAGGTAACTACATCGTAGTAAGCCCAGAAGCACTAACAATTCTACAAAGCGCAACAACATCAACTTTCGCTCGTACAACAGAAGGTTCATTCGAAGCACCAACAAACACTAAGTTTGTAGGTACATTGAACGGAACAATCCGTGTGTTCGTAGACAACTATGCAGCTGAC